TGGACAGATACCGGGAAGACCCGGTATTGCTATGCCAGGAGGTTTTAGGCGTAGATCCACATCCTTGGCAACAAGAGGTTTTACGGGATGTAGCAGCACCACGATCCAAAAGGTTGATTGCAACCAAGTCTTCCCACGGTGTGGGAAAATCTGCGACAGCTAGTTGGCTAATCATTTGGTTTTTGATTACGAGGTACCCTTGCAAAATTGTAGTGACGGCACCAACGCAAAGCCAATTGCAGGATGCACTAGCATCCGAGGTTAAACGGTGGATCAAGACACTGCCAGAGGCAGTGGCCGGTTTGTTTGAAGTCAAGGCTGAAAGGATAGAGTTAAAAGCTTCTCCAACAGAAGCTTTCTGCTCATTCCGAGTGGCCCGGTCAGATGGCAATTCGAGTGACGCAATGCAGGGTGTCCATAGTGACCATGTGCTGTTGATTGCAGATGAAGCATCCGGTGTACCGGATAGTGTGTTTTTATCAGCCGGTGGTAGCATGTCCGGTGAAAATGCCCACATGATTTTGTTCGGCAACCCTACCCGTGGCCAAGGTTATTTTTATGATTGTTTTCATAAGCTTAAGGATCGGTGGCAAACCTATACAGTCAGCTGCTATGACTCGCCATTAGTCAGTGAAGAATTCATTGAAGACATGGCTGCCCGATTTGGGGATACATCCAATGTCTTCAGAGCTAGATGCTTGGGTGAATTTCCTTTGGCAGAGGATGACACGGTAGTATCTCTGGCTGATGTAGAAGCAGCAACCAACCGGCAAATCCATGTGCCTGATCACTATCCAATCATTATGGCCTGCGACATAGCCCGGTTTGGAGATGACGCGACAGTGATTGTTTTGCGTCAAGGGCGCAAGGTGTTGTCAGTCCAGAGTCACAATAAATTAGACCTGATGCAAACCAGTGGCAGAATCTTTGACTTGTATCAGCAGACAAACCCACAACCTGCTGAAATCCTTATCGATAGTATTGGCATGGGATCTGGTGTACTAGACAGATTAAGAGAATTGGGTCTACCAGCTAGAGGCATCAATGTTAGTGAGTCTCCCAGCCTGACTGACAGGTACGCTAATCTACGTGCAGAGTTATGGTTTAAGCTTAGAGATTGGTTCCAAGAAGAAGTGCAGATACCCAATGATGACAGGCTAGTCAGGGACTTGGTCGCCACCAAGTATAATTATCGGTCGAATGGCACATTGGCAATTGAATCCAAGAATGACACTAAAAAGCGTTTAGGCAAATCACCAGACTTTGCAGATGCATTGATGATCAGCATGGGCAGTTTGGCTGTAGATGCACAAGGTAGATACAGGAGGCTGAGAGTCCGTACAAGCCCAAGAAGAGTTGCTAATGTTTGTTAAATACTAGGCCAGATGAAAGAAAAATTATCACCAATGAAGTTGGATGAACTCCAACAATGGGTAAAATCAACATTAGAAGAGGCCATCTCTTTTATTGATGATGATGTTTCGCCACATAGAGCAGAGGCCACCCGGTACTTTTTGGGCCATCCATTTGCTGAAAGCGACCATACGCCGATTGAGCAAGAAGGCCGTTCCCAGATTGTCAGCAGAGAGTTGCATGATGCGGTCAATGCCGTGCTACCAGCATTGATGCGTATTTATTTTGGCAATGAAAAAAGCATCCAGTTTATTCCGAGGACTAGCCAAGATGTTGAGATGGCAGAGCAAGCCAGTGATTATGTAAATTTTCTGTTCCGAGATTTAAACCCTGGCTACCGTATCAGCTTGGATGTGCTGCAGGATGCCTTGGTTAAGGGTGTTGGCATTGCCGAGGTCACATGGTCAGAAGACCGCCAACTGACTACCCGTGAACTATCTGGTTTAGATGGCCAGACAGTCGATGCTTTGACCAAGCAGGATGAGTGGGAGATTGTCAATGTCATGCCGCAGGATGACGGCACATTTGATGTTGATCTGAGCAAGGAAGATGACAAAGGCAAGGTGCTGATTGAGAGCATTCCACCGGAAGAGTTGTTGATTAATCGGACAGCTACATCAGCAGATGATTGCAAGCTGATTGCCCGTAGACAGTACGCCAAAGTTGGCGATTTGATTTCAATGGGCTATGACTACGATCTACTAAAAGACCATGCTGGGCCAGATGATACTTATAAATCAAATGAAGAATATGCTTTACGGCATCCCACTTATCGAGAAGAGGACTCGACCGATTCAGACCCAGCCAATTATGAAGTCTTATATATTGAGACATACGCGCAAGTTGATGCTGATGGGGATGGTCGCAGAGAGTTACGCCGTATATGTACTGTTGGGAACACATACGATATTGTCCGCAATGAAGCTGTAGAAGAACATCCGTTTGTTATTTTTAGAATGGCCCCAATGCCCCATAGCTGGGACGGGACCAGCTTGTATGATGAGGTAGGGGATCTACAAAGGATAAAATCAGCAGTACTACGGAACATGCTTGATAGCCTAGCTTTATCAGTCAACCCACGTATCCAATATCTAGAATCACAGGTTGACTACGAAGATCTTTCACAGAGTGAAGTAGGCAGCCTAATCCCGGTCAGGCAGATGGGTGCCGTGCAGGCACTCACAGTGCCGTATGTGGGCCGAGAAGCACAGTCAATGCTTGACTATATAGACCAGCTAAAAGAGTCGCGTACTGGCATCAGCAGGGCTAGCCAAGGTCTATCTGGAGAAAGCTTACAGTCAACCACGGCCATTGCAGTAGATGCCCAGCAACGGGCTGCTCAAGCCCGATTAGAGTTGATTGCCAGAAATTTGGCAGAGACCGGGTTTAGGCCACTGTTTGAAAAGATACTCAGGTTAGTTACTTATCATCAGCAGGCCGAGCAGGTTTATGAGCTACGTGGCCAATACATTCCGGTAGATCCAACACGGTTCCCCAAAATGTCTGCACGGGTTTCCTTACCAATGGGTGGAAGCGATACTGCTAAAAAGGTTGCAACGCTGCAAACGGTTCTAGCTGAACAAGAAAAAGTAATGACTCTGCTGGGTGTCCAGAATAACCCATTGACCAGCCTGCAACAGTGGCGCGAGACGATGTTGCGGATGCTGGAGTTGCAAGGAATCCATGATGGGGCCAAGCTTTGGAATGACCCGGCTACGATGCCACCCCAACAGCAACCGCCGCAAGAGCCAGAAAAATCACCAGAGCAAATCCTGGCAGAGGCCGAGGTCCAGCGAAAACGGATGGATGTGATGCAACGAGGTGTCGAAATGCGGCGTGAGGATGACCGCAAACGTGACGAGATGGAAATAGATTTATTCTTAAAAATCAAGGAGTTAGAGGCCAAGTATGGCCAGATGATTGATCCAACGCCAGTGTTCCAGATGATTGAACGCAATCGTGAGATCAGCAAATTGCAGGAACAGGCTCAGACTAATCAAGCCCAACAGCAAATGCAACAACCTCAACCGATGATGCAAAGTGCCAACTGAAGAACAAACAATTCAAGCTGGGATGCAAGCCCAAGAAATGCTATCCAATGAGGCTACACAAATGGCCTTAAATGAAATGATCCAAAAGCAGTTAGATACAATCAAAGACAGTGATCCATCTGATCAGCCAACCAGAGAAGCGGCTTATCACAGGATTAAAAGCATTGATGAGTTAAAAAGCATGTTTCGCGTTTTGCATAACCGTGGAGAAAAGGTAAAATCACAGAAGCTTTCCAGAGTCAAAAGGTGATTGAGTATCGGGGTAGAAAATTTGCTAAATACAATCAGCCTAGACGATCTGCTGATCCAAAGAAAAAATTTGAGGTGCTAGCCAAGGAAGGTAGTACCGTTAAGTTGATTAAGTTTGGAGATCCTAACCTCAGTATAAAAAAAGATCAGCCAGCCCGCAAAAAATCTTATTGTGCCAGAAGTGGTGGGATTGCAGGTAAAAACTCAAAGTTGTCTGCTAATTATTGGTCTAGAAAAAAATGGAGTTGTTAAATGCCATCTGTAGGAACCAAAGAATTTAAATATACTGCATCCGGGATGCAGGCTGCCAAGAAAGAGGCTGCTAAAACTGGGCTACCAATCAGGATGGCCGGCACTTACAAAAAGAAAAAAGGTGGCAAAAAATGAAAGCAAAGGCTGGCTTGTATAAAAATATCCAAAAAAAACGTGCCAGGATAAAGGCAGGCTCAAAAGAGAAAATGAGAAAACCCGGCACCCCAGGTGCCCCAACAGCAGCCGCATTTAAGGCTGCAGCAAAAACAGCAAAGAAAAAATAACAACTATGGCAGAGCAACTATCAACCATTGCTGAACAGTTTGACTCCCTGCTGGATACTACGCCAGAGGAGGAGTTAGAGCAGCCTGATAATTCTGTAGATGCACCAGTAGAAGAGCCAGAAGAAGAGGCCGTAGAGGCGGCTGATGAGGCTGTAGATGAACCGGCTGATGAGGCAGATGAGCAAGAGGCTGAAGAGCAAAAGTATTTGATTAAAGTTGGTGATGAAGAGGTGGAAGTCACTCTAGAAGAGTTGCAAAGTGGGTACAGCCGGCAGGCTGACTACACTCGCAAAACTCAAGAGGTGGCCCAACAAAGACGGCAAGTCCAAGAGTTAGAAAACCAATACACCCAATCACTGAATCATATCCAACGGTTAGCCCAAGAGTTACAGCAAACGCCTGATGTCCCAGAACCAGATATTGATTGGGAGCAGTTATCCGCAGAAGACCCAATTGAGTTTTTAAAACAGAAAGAGTTTGCACGGGAACGTCAAGCTTACCGTGAGCAACGTGCCCAGCAATTCAGTCAGATACAGCAAGAGCAAGCAAGGATGCAACAGTACCAAGCCGCCCAGCACTTGGAGGGAGAACGGCAGTTATTGGTTGATGTCATTCCAGCTTGGAAAGATGCTGCCACTGCCAAGGCAGAAAAGGCGGCTATCAGAGCATTTGCTGTTGCAGAGTATGGCCTTGATGATGCCCAGTTGCGGCAAACCTATGAC